CCCGAAGTGCAACTAATGCACTATTGGGATACCGAAGCTTACTTTCAATAACCTCGGTATACGACTCTAAAAACGTTTTGTTCTGAATTGCTGTCGACGTTGAGTCTGCTGTGATACGACGTAAGCGAATCTCCCAAGGAGCACTTCCTGTTAAAGGAACGTAGTAGCTGCGCTGGTATTTGGTCGTCGTTTTTCCGGAAATCGTGTCCTTAATAACCTCAACAAATCCACCACCATTTGTTTGGCGGTCGATAGCGAAGCTGACTTCACTTCCATTCAAATCACCATTCGTCGTGTTCTGGTTGGTTAATTGAGGTACGCTCACCTTCACACGTACAGCATCAACATCGGTATCGGTTATGGAGCGAACGACCGGTTGATTAGCCTTGACCTCGACACCCACTGAGACTTCGTTTTCAACAGAAGAAAATCCCGGTACATAATTTTGCTGCTGGGTGCCGTTGCGCGTTTCTAAGGTGATGCCCGTGAAATTATTTGTGCCATCTGCATTTTGAATCGGCGTGTCGTCCAGATACACCGACTGCAAACCAGCGACCAAGCCCTCGATCTCACCCTCGGAAATCAAATCAACGACGCGAGCATAAGCTTTGGAGCGCAAACTGTCTGGCGCTTCTTGAGCTACTCGGGCGGAGCCACCCCCACTCTTGCCCCCACCACCGGCACCAATGATGAGTGACGTCATGCCGTCACCTCGTTAACATCGATACCTGCACTAATCACTGCTGATCCAACGATCAAACGGCCATAGCCAACTGGCACCGGATGACCTTGCGCGGTTGTGTTTACAGCACCATTAAAACTATAGCTAGGCTTATTCTCAGGCCGCTCATACGGATCAGGCGCCTTAGGCGTTGGTGCGATCATTTGAGAGACGCCACCCAATATCATCGCAGTACCCACTGAATAGAGCGTGGACTGGGACAAGAATGCGCCAGACGCAGCCCAACCCATTGGATTCCACCACGCGACCGCCAATAAGGCGACACCCAGAAGAATTTGTCCCAACCCATCGCCACCAGATCCTGAGATGACTGGAGCGATGGTGACATTTTGTAGACCAACGGGATCATGGAGCTGTTCGATATTCAAAGCATCGCGCCCTGCCAGAACCCGGTATCCCACGCCACGCTCGCCAGAAGCGACCAGTTCGCGCTCGAAGCCTGGAAAATTGGCCACCAATGCACGAATAGCCTCAGCTGCAGAGACAATTTCCAAGCGGTGCCTGCGACCATATCGGCGCCCTAACTCACCAAGAAGAATGACTGTGACCATATCGGAGGATGTGGGTCGTGTTTTTTTGCCAGTAGCCGCCATAGACATCACGGCTAGAAAGACGACCTTGTAGATGATGAAGAATCATGTCGTCTCCCAAATACACAGCAGCATGGTTAGGAACGGGTGATGCGACTTGAATCAAGAAGCAATCACCTGCTTGGAGATTGTCAAAATCTATGGAAAAAAATCCAGCAATAGCGAAATGATCTATATACAAGTTCTCGCCTCGCTTCCACCATTCGTCAAAACGGGGAAAATCTGGCAACGTGATGCCTCGCTCTCGTTGAAACCAATCTCGTATCAGCGCATAGCAATCTAAAACACCATGGGACCACTCCCGACCAACAAGTGGCGCGGAATATCCCGACGGTTCAATGGTCGACCACTCACCGCTACTACTACCAACGATGTACCAAGGTAAGCCACTGGCTTCACACGCAACCCGGTCAGCTTGGCTGGGTTCAGGTGGCAATCCCGGATGGCTATGAACTACGCCGATAATTTCACCTTCAGCATCTGCTGCAGCGTAGTCTTGAGGATGAATGACGAATTGGTCGGTACCTACTGCAAGGTTTCGGCAGCGAATATAGATTTCTCGCCCCTTACGCACGACTAAGAGCCCGCAGGCTTCAAATGGAAAAGCTTCGCGAGCGTGTTCCAACGCCAGCGCTTGGTTTAGATCCAGCATTACCGAAACAGTCCCGCAGCCGGAAATCCACCAAACGGCAATTCGGCGTTTTGTCCAAAACGTACCTGACATGATGAGAGACGCTTTCCACAGATGTCTTGCGTACTACTCGTTACTGTCCGATCACTTGCATCAAAATATTTTGTACCCGTATAACTACATTCGCTGCTGCGATAGCGCCAAGGACAGACATTTTGAACAATTTGGCGGCGCGGTAAATTCACACCTTCTAGATCGAAAGATGCAGCAAGTTCAAATTCAATCACGTCGCGAGTCTCGCGTGATTTTCGATCAATGTAATAGATGTCATCCGCAAATTCAGCAGAAGGATCTGCCGAAGGATTAACACCTCCAGAAAAGTTCACCGCATCAAGAAATTTCGCCAGCGTTCTCTTGCGAGTTATTTTTGCACCCACCAAATCTTGATAGGTCAGCACCAAAGCTGTGATAGATCCAGTGACATTGGCAACCTTCAGTTTTGGTCTTGGGATTTGACCGTTGCCATTAAATTCGAATCCTTCAATTTGAATGGGGAAGGCCTCATAAGCGTTCCCTTGCCAAACTAATCTCTGCTGTAGCGAATTAGTTCCAGCATGAAAATAAATCATTCCCTGACCAAAGAGCGACAGATCAAGTACAAAAAGTTCAATGACGGCACTGGGAGCGAGTTGTTGAATCTCACTCGAAATAGCCTGATACGTCATGACAAATCAAATACTTGTTTGAAAGTTGCACGAACAGTTTCGATATTTGGTTCATCAATCGAGCGACTCCATTCCTCGCAGATGAATTTTCCGGAAAGACCTGAAGGCGTTGTCCAGTCAAAAGGTCGAACTGCTCCATGCAACCGAAGGAACGCATCAATAGCAGAAGCATTTGCAGTCGTTAGTGCCCGAAACTCTAAGGTCCAAACCTCTGGTTGTGTGTTAAGCCCAAAAGCAAGTCGCTGCTCGTATCCATCGCCAAAAGCCACACGTCGAACCGTGGGACGAATCGTAAGACTCGCACCAGTTGAGGCAATCCAAGTAAAAGTCGCCAATTACATCGCTCGCCGAGAATCCAATAAACCACCCGCGCGCTTTTGTGCGAGCAGCTCTTGCCGAACAGCACTGGCAATGGCACGGCCTAAATCGCGCCCTCCAGCTTCATCGCCTCGTGACGCAGTACCTGCCTCGGTTACACTGACAGAAATATTAAAGACATCACCACTACCAGAGCCAGTAACGGCACTGTGCATCGTAACTGGAATCGATCTTCCATCGGGTAGTGGCACGTAGGCCTCTGGCCGTGAGCCTTCACCAAATAACGCAAGTTGAGGAGAACTCGCAACGCCGCCAGACGCATAACTATGAAGAGCTACTGGACCCGTAGAAGTCATAATGCCCCCACTGGCAAAGCCAAAAAAACTTCCTATGGCATTAGCGATAGGCAAGGTGATGGCACGCTGGACTTGGATTCTCACCAAATCAGAAATAATCGACGTCGCGAGTGATTTGAAATCAAGCTTACCCGTCATGACGAAATTCGTCAGCGCCTCAGTCATTCCAGAAAAAGCTTTGGTAGTGACGGTTTCCATCTGCTTACCCAGCTGCTCTGTCTCCTCACCAAGCGTACGCAGCGCCTTGGTGAAGCCAGCTCCGGGATCTGATAACTCAAGGGCGCGTTGCCCAAGTAAGGTCGCGCCGTCAGCTGCTTGGCGGGCTGCTTCTTCGATTCGTCGAAATGATTCAGCAAGCTTTTCGTTGCCAGGTGTGGCTTCCACCAGTTCCCTGGCTTTGACTGCAAAATCGGCAAGCTCGTCAGCGCTTGAGCGGCGAGCAGCTGAGAGACGCTTTAGCGAATCAATTTCACTGATCGATCCAGTCTCTCGCAGTACTTTGATTTGCTCCTCGGCAGATCGTAGTTGTCCCTGGCTTCTGGCTACCTGATCCTGAAGATTTTTGAGCGTTTCGCCAGGTAATTTGATCTCCCGTTCGAGATTGGATTGCTGAGCTTCGCGCTCTAACTTTTCACGTTTGAGGGTAATGTCGTTTAGCTGGTCTTGCAGTTTAAGCTTGTCCTGCACCGTCTTAGCAACCGTTGCAAGCCCGCGTTTTAGGATGGATTCTTCTTGCGCATACAGTGACGAGAGTCGTTCTGTAAAATCCTGTTGCGCATTCAACCTCGCTTCACTAGCATCCTTGTAGCTAATAAAACCTTGGCTCTCATAGAGGTCGATGATTTTTTGTCGATCCTTCAAGATGCCCGTTTCAACATCTGTTAGCCCTTGGAGCTGCTTAATCTCGCTCTCGATTTTTGCTATGGCTACTGCAGTCATTGCGCCAGCGGCCGAGTTGTAATTCAGCTTTGGTTTTTTGGTATCAGCAAGAGCCTCGACCTCTCCTCGGTTAATAGCGTCAAACCGCTGCTTTATGGCATCGGCTAGCAAAGGCATCTTCCATAGATCTACATAATTCTGGTTGGCCTTCTCAACAACAGCATTACGTTTTTCCAGTGCAGCTTTAAGCGTAGCAACGTTTGCGTCAGAGAAGGGATTTAATCCCTTTCCTCCGGCCAAGAAGGTGCCAAGTAATTCAATGTCAGCCCAGACCGCTTCAAAACTGCCAGTGACAGCCTTGGCCATTTGAATCACACCGCGAAGTGCATCGATAACAACGGCCATTCCATAGGCTGTCTCTTGAGCCCATACTTTGAGTGTGCCGTTGTCTCGCAGCTTGATCATCGCATCAGCTGTGTTGTGCGTACCAAGTATTACTGCTTTTAGCTCAGACACTAATTCTTCTAACGCGGGTAATGCTGCCGTGAGAATAGTTTGCGCGACAAAATTATGTTCTGCGCGCATACGTCCCAGTGCTTTGGACGCTTTCTCTGCAGATTCAATCTCTTCATCGGTGAGTCGGATATTAAGATCCTGATTCGCAGCCAAATCTTTGAGAAAAGGCAGTAGGCTCGCGCCTGACTTGCCAAAGAGTTCCAATGCTATTGCCGTTTTACCTGCGCCATCCTCAAATTGAGAAAGTTTGAGGGCGATTTCATTCATGACCTCGGCGGGATCGCGAAGGTCTCCGCCCGAATCCTTTGCTTTTATCCCCAGAAACTGAAGTGCCTGAGCGGCTCCCTTTGTCTCATCGTCGACTCCGGCCAGACCCTTGGAAAGCTTGGTTAGACCAACGCCGATCTGGTCCATCGCTACGCCTGAGATCGTTGCAACCGGTGCAAAGCCAGACAAGGCCGTGGCGCTAGCTCCAGTCTGCTCGGACAACTCCTTTAACGCTGCTACTGTTTCAAGCGTATGAGCGGCTAGCTCCTTTAGTGCACCGACAGATTCCACACCAATCGCAATAGCAAAAGTGGTCTTAGCCACTTCAGCGACTTTCTCTAGCGACCCACGCATGGATTCAGCGTGCTTCTCGAGAAGGTAGGCGCTCTTGCCCAAGTCTTCACGAAACTCTGCCGTCTCGGCGGCAAGCTTGATGACTAACGAGCCTATATCAGCCATTCTTTTTCACCACCTTGTGCAAAAACATCGCTTTAAATCGGGCAACATTGAACGAAGCTTTCTCATTGCCTTTTTTTCTTTCGAGAAATGGCATGAAGTCTTCTGGTTTAAAAGGGTTGGCATCCTTGGATCGATGAACATTGGCCAGTGTGGAAGCGACAACACCTGAGCGATAATCTGCCCGATAGTCGCCAAAGGGCTCAAGTTGGTAGTACGCCATCCACTCAGTCAACTCATCAGAGCCCATCCGGCTTAGCATCTCTCGTACTGGCAACCCCAATGCAAGGGCAAGCCGAAACATGAAACGCCGGGATGGATGGGCTGTTAGGCGTTTTTTGCGATATCTACCTGATCTGTACCAATGCCATTTAGGCGTTGAG